ATTATAATGCCAATTCCTAAAAAAATAGTTCGGTTAGGTGAGAGGTACTCGCAGCTCAAGCAGATGCGCTCAGGCCACGAATCTACGCTTCAGGAGGCTCAGACGTATGTTACCCCCAACAGAGCAGATTTCAAGTCTGCTGGGGGCCATACGAGCACACGGAATCAGGACAACAGTAAGATGTTGTATGACCACACAGCCGTACGAGCAAATCAGATGTTTGCTAACGGTATGTGCAGTTACTTGATGCCTAAATCAAGCAATTGGGCTTACCTGAAACCAGAGAGTAAACCTAGTGCTGAATTAACTTCAGAAGAACTTATTTTTCTTGAGAAGCTAAGTCACAAGGTCATGCACATTTTAGCGTTACCTGACTGTCAATTTTACAGTGCTGGACATGAAGCCTTCCATGATCTAGGATCCTTTGGTACTTCTGTTACCTATGTGGATCGCACGGGGCCAATCATTACATTTAAGTCCTGTGCACTTGCAGACACATTCTTTGATGTGAATCAGGTAGGCAAAGTGGACACCATGTACCACAGAAAGTTTCTAACCACAAAAGCATTGATTCAGATGTTTCCTAATGTGGTAAACGTGCAAGGGTTTGATCCAGAAACTACGGATGCGAAGCATGAGTTGGTATACGCAGTTGAACCAAGTCAAGATATTCGGGCTCAGCGTCACGGCAAAGTAGGTAATACAAGGCCGTATCAGGCTACATACTACCTACCAGCCTTAGATGCTATTCTACAAGAAGGTGGAATCACTTACTTCCCTTATTTGGTACCACGTTGGATGGTTGTTGCAGGTGAAATCTGGGGTCGAGGCCCCGCCTACACTTGTATGCCAGCTATCCGTGTTCTCAATAAGATGATCAAAGAATTGCTGCTTAGTGCAGAGATTTCTAATTCTCCAACATTGACGGCAGAGGAAGACTCTTTATTGCTACCCATTAGCTATGGAGCTAGGAGCATTTTGTACAGGGAGCAAGGATCCCCTGTACCTGAACCTATCCTAAGTGGTTCGCAACCTCAGATTACATTAGAGTTACTTCGGGATTATCGGGAACAGATTCAGATGTCTTTTTTTACTGATCAGATTATTAGGGACCAGAAGAAAGAGCGTCAGTCTGTTGTTGAAATTCAAGATGAACGTACTCAAATGCTGCAGCAGATCGGGCCATTACTTGCTAGAATGGAGACTGAGTTTCTTGCTCCTGTATTAGAACATGTGATCGAATGGATGCAATCTAAAGGAGACATGTTTGATTTTGAATCTATGCCTGAATCATTGTCAGATAATTCATTGGAGATTGTATTCACAAGTCCAGCAGCACACGCTCAATATGCTTCAGGTGTTGGTAATATTTCAGGCTTACTTCAGGATCTAGCTCCATTGGTTTCCATGAAACCTGAAATTATGGATGGTATAGATGATATTGAATTACTGGATCAATTGACAAAGATGCGAAATGTCAGTAGAAAAATTGTGTCACCTAAAGAAAAAGTAGATGACACTAGGGAAGCAAGAAACCAACAAGAACAGCAAAATCAACAAATGGAGCAGTTACCTCAATTAGCTGGAGCTATGAAGGATGTGGCTAAAGCCAGATCCGATGACCCAGAAGGCTTAGGTCAGTTACTTAACATTTAATATGAAGACAGCATACAAAACATTGTTTAACTTCTCAATTGGAAGGCATAGACTTCAATTGATACTTAATAAATCAGGTTACCATACCTTTGAGCATCCTGGCCCTTATCTCTTTAACACACCTATTTATTTTTCTAGGGTTATTATTGATACAGAGGATGAAAATGCTCCTAGAGATGTAAAGCTGACATCCTTTCAGGCTTGTTTTTTCTACATTGTGGTCACTTACAGCAAGTACACTAGATTAAAAGATGAAAGCACTTCTGAAGAAGCGTAAATTTAAGGAAGCCGTAGATCACATCTATGGTACACCTCAAGGTAAGATATTTTTTGAGCAATTCTTTAAAGACTGCAACGTAACCTCTCCTAAGTTTTCTTCTGATCCAAATGTAACTTTGGCTAATGAAGGTAAACGACACCTAGGAATGAGTTATCTAAATATTTTATGTAAGTCCAAATATGAAATGGACGAGCTAATTAAACAGACACAAAAAGCAATGACAAACAATGAATAAGTTAATCAAAGAAGTACTACGAGAAGAAGAAGGTGATCTATCTGCAGCAGGTGGTGGAGGTATTGGCGGAGGTATTGCTAGCTCGGAAGCTCCAGTATCCGAAGCTCCAGTATCCGAAGCCCCAGCATCCGAAGCTCCAGCATCCGAAGCCCCAGCATCCGAAGCTCCATCTTATGATTTTGAGTCAGAGGACTTATATAAAACATTTGTTCAAACACTTCCTGAAGATCAACGTGAGCGTGAGTTTTTTAAGAACACTAAGTCACTTAAATCACTAGCAGAACAGGCAATCAATGCTCAATCGGCTCTGGGTCGCAAACGACTACAGGCTCCCCAAGAGGATTGGTCTGATGCTGAGTGGGATGATTTCTACGCACACATTAAACCAGAGACTGCTGAAGCTTATAAAGGTAATGAATCTGTATCTGTGTTTTTGGATGACCAAGAATCCAAAGAGTTCACTTTTGATGAAAACATCTCATCTGACTTGAAAGACGTAGCTTTTAAGTTAAATCTACCTGAACGAGAATATAGTGCATTACAGCAAATCTGGGCTGAACATAGTGTAAAAGCTGAAGCTCAGTTAAACCAGCAAGTTAATGAATCCGTTCAGTCTCAAAACAATGCTTTACAGCAGGAGTGGGGTATGGACTATGCCAGCAATCACAAGTCTGCAAACGAAGCATTTGAAGTCATTTCAAAACAGATCCCTGAATTGAATGAACTGGTTGAGTGGAGTCCGATTGTTGCAAATCATCCTGCGGTAATGAAGTTATTTAACTTGATTGCTCCTAGTGTTAAAGATCTTGGATTACCAAACACAGGAGTAGGTGGTTCTACTTTCTCGGATGAATCTGTTGCATCTTTGAAATCTCAGATTAGTGATCTGGATACCAAGTATCGAGATTTGATCATGGTAGATCAAGACGGATTGGCTAAAATGAATCCAGCAGACAAAGCTAAACGTGAGCGTATCTTGAAGCAACGTACAGAGTTATATCAAAAAACCTATTCTGAATAAAGTTTGACAAATTCAAGGTTACCCTGTAGTCATTGATTATCGGGTAGCCTTTTTTTGGGTCCGTGTACAGCTTCGGAAGGCCGCTGGTATCGTACTACAAGATGAGTCCGCAAGGATAGCTCAACAAACAAATCCGTTAAAATACACTAACTCAAATACAATAATACTATGTTTCAAGAAGGACCCAATGCTATTACGGTAGCAGAGAAAAAACAATTTATCGAGGGTTTTGATCAGGCTTACCAACAAGGTGAATCTATCCTAGACCCTCTCGTAGATCGCACATCGCAGCGCAGTGAATCCGATGTTTACCAACGAATTGGTGAAGCTGAGGAAATGAAAGAAGACGTAACTCGTTTCGGGGATAATCCTACTTCGGATATTCCTCACGATGCTCGTCATATTTCGCTTCGCAGCTTTGAATTAGGAAAACACATCGTAGATCCCAAGGATCTTATGGTAGTTGTTTCTGATCCATCTAACGCATATAGCCAAGCTATGTTGAAATCGGGTAAGCGGAAACGTGATGATTTCATCATTGAAAAATACTTTGCTGATGCACGTACTGGTAAAGAAGGTACCGAAATGGTTAGCTACACTCGTACTCCTGATGACGAGAACGACACTAAGATTCGAGTAGGAGCTGTCAGTAAAGGTTCGTCCAATCCAATCAAAACTGGAGGTCAATACACTCTAACTGGTGCAGCTTCTGAAGGTGTATCTGTTGGAGCTAATTATGATGGCGCATCTGGTACAGCTTCTGGACTAACGCTTGAAAAACTTAAAGGCTTGCGTGAAACAATGCTTCGTATTGAGGCTATTGATGAAGCGGATGTTATTCCTTTGGTTATTACTGCTCGTCAGATTCGTGACCTAATGAATATTGATGAAGTTATTAATTCCGACTACGCTTATAAGAAAGCACTAGCAGACGGAACTATTAGTAACTTCCACGGATTCCGATTCATTCACTGTGAGCGTTTAGCCTTGTCTCAAGGATCTGGTGGAGATGAACGCCGTTGTATGGCTTTCTTGCCTCGTGCATTTAAGTTATCCATCGGACAGGATCTAGTTTCTAATATCTGGAATGATTCAGGTAAGAAAAATATCCCTTATATCTACTTCAAACAAAGTATTGGAGGTAGCCGTATGTGGGGTGAGATTGCTGGTGAAATTCGCTGCCTTGAATCTTAGTTAACGAAAGGAAAATAATATGAGTGCTATTACATTTGATGTCGCTTCGACACAACTAGCAAATATTCGATTAGATCGCCCTATCTTGAATAACAACAATGATGTTGGTGGTCGTGTCCGTATTTGTAAATTTAATTATACTGCCACAGGTGTTGTGTCGTCTGGTTCCCAGATTGAACTCCTAGAGTTCAGACCTAGTACCGTGATTGTTGGTGGGGCTGTAACTGAAATTAGTTTATCTAATTCGGCCACTGCAGACCTAGGTTACACTGCTACAGGTACTCCTGTAGATGATAACAAAGACGTGTTCTTGGACGGCGTAACCGCAGCCACGGAGTTCTCTCCAGCAATGGTTTCTACTAGTGAAAAAACAACTGTATTTGCTACCACTGGAGCAGGGGCACTTGCTTCTGGCGATAAGTTAGTTGGTTATGTTCTCTACGTAGACAATACTTAGACGTTGCATCGTTGATATAGTGCCCCCACTCTTTTTTCTTGCTGTTTAGGGGTGGGGGCATTTGTATGTATATATGATTACTAAATTAGAGATTGCAAATCAGGCTCTAAGAGAGCTTAAAATTAATGCTGTACAATCTCTTGAGTCCAATGAGGCAGTATCTAATATTGTTTCAGAATCAATTGATTGGTCTATTCGATCTGTTCTTACAGATAAGAATTGGTCCTACTCAACTAAGTCTTTTGTACTTAGCCCATCTTTAGAATATACAGACAATACTGGTAAATACATTTACACATTTGAGTTACCTCATGATGTGGATCATGTAATAAAAGTACTGGATGAGGCTTTTGATCTAGTACCTGACTACCAACTATCGGGAACTTTGATTCACAGTAACATGAAAAAGCTTGTTGTTAATTACGTGTCTTTTGATACTGAATTAACAAATATATCCCATACTATTGCTTCATTAATTTCTTTACATCTAGCAAAATCCCTCTGTTTTAGGTTGACTGAAAATGCTGATCTTAAAGCAAGTTTAGATCAAAGGTATCAAGTAGAGCTGTCTTCTGCCAGTGCCAAAGACGCTAGACAAAAACCACTTCAAAAATATATTACTGAGAGTACCTCTCAATTTCTAGGTGCTCACAACGGATATGGCTCAATTTAAGGCAATATCTACAGACATGAGTGCTGGGCTACTTAGTCCAATGCTCAGAGGTCGAATTGATTTAGATAAGTACAGAAGTGGTTTACAAAAATCAAGAAACTTTCTACCGACTATTCAGGGTCCTGTATCTTTCAGGGAAGGTTTTAAGTTCTTAACTGAATTACCTACAGGTACACTTAAGTTAATACCTTTTCAGGTTGGAGACACTAACAGGTATGTTGTTATTTTATCTGCAGGAAAACTTTCTGTATATGATCCAGAAGGTTCATTGGTTATTGAGCTCACTAACTCGCCTTATCAAGACAATGAGATTAATGATGTAAGGTATCACACGTCAATTGATCAGATAGTATTTACTCACGGAAACTATCCTCCATACCAGTTAAACAGTAATGTGGTGTACACCTCAGTCACCCTGCAAGACAGTGGTAATTTCACATTACTAAGTAGTGATGGATTTGCATTACAAGCGACTTCAAATAACGTAGAACAACCTGATGCTTGGTCTTTTGGTCTGGTAAATTTTTTATCCCAACCGTATGAAGAAAGTTTAACAGGTTCTTATAAACTGCAATTATCAGAAGAAAAAGAAGTTGTTAAGTTAGTGTCTACTAACTCATCTGATTTTTCTTGGAGTACATCTGTTATTAATAATATGCACACAGTAAGTGGTGCAAAATATGTGGAATATAATATTAATAATCAGTGGGCTTTTGCTAGAGTTTTAACAACTACAACCAATAACGAGGGCGTGTCTGCTCCAGAGAATCCCACAGGTACTTCTTGCTATGTAGACCCTGTAGACAGAGTTCTTAATGTTGAAGATAAGACAACTAAATTGGCACCCATTTACGGTAATACTACTTGGGCTAAATACTCTATACGAAGGAACCCTAATGGTGTTAAGTCAGGAAAATTAGATGTCCGATCAGATACAGTTTTATGGCAGAGCAATCACGTAGGAGCTTGGGTAAGATGCTCAGCAAACAATCACTTTGATAAAGTGTGCCCTGCTGGCCCAGCTAGCCATACAGGTGCGGACGGCCGCACTAGATGGGTACGTATCGACAAGTTAAAAGGGCTTGAAGATCACCCAACAGAATATTTGGTGGGGCATGGTCAATGTTGTTATGCAGTCGCCTACCGAGTAGGAGATACATATCAAATATTAGACTGGGGAAGCCTGTCAGGTACAGACAAAGGTTTTCGTTGGTATGGAAGTAATGCGGATAGAAAGGCATCAAGAAACCTAACCTCAGAGGTATTACAGAATAGGACAACAACTCGGTTCATAGCTAACTCTAACCAGCAGTTTGTAAACTTTAGAGTACCTAGTGATGCAGGTCGGATAATTATTGGTAATCTATCTTCTAATGTTCAGTTCGATGTCATTGAAAGTAGTAAATGGCTGACTGTAGGTGAAAGTTATGAAGTTAGGTCAACTACAGGAACTGTATCACTTTTTGATTTAATATCTGATCCAGATGAACAAGCTACACATATTGTTAGAGTAACAAGTAATAAACCTTTGTTTGAGCTTGGTAGGGATACTGACAGGTTCTTAATGGCCAAGTTGTCTACTGATTGGGTTACATTACAGTTAAGAGATATTATTTCGGATAAGGAAGCTGTTTGTAACGTGCTATCAACCATACCTAATGAACAGACAGGTGACATCTATGGTATGCAAAACGGTGGTTCTGTTTCTGAAATAAGACTAGGGGCTTGGTACGATAATAACTATCCTTGGGCTGTATCTTTCTATGAAAGACGACAAGTTTATGGGGGATCAAATGCCCAGCCTAACATGGTTTGGTTTAGTAAGATAAATGATTCTACTGATTTTAGAACCATTGAATCTGATGGTACTGTGTTAGATACTACAGGTATCACCTATCCATTGGGATCATCCAGTTCCGTCATTCGGTGGTTTTTGTCCAGTACCTCACTACTGATTGGTACTGAGGCTGGTGAGTGGCAAATCAGACCAAATGAGCTTCAGGCTGCTGTTACCTCTACAAATATCCGAATAAATGAAGAAACTGCCATTGGTAGTATTATTCCAGCTTCAAGAATAGGTCCATCTACTTTCTTTACAAACAGTAGTGGCCGTATTTTTTCAGAATTTATATACGAACTGCAACAACAGCGATTTGTTACTAAGACAACAACTAAACTTGTTCCAGACTTATTCTTAGATTCAGGTATTAAAGCTTTTGCATACCAGCAATCTCCAAGATCAGTTATTTGGTTAATCAGTGATTCAGGTGAATTGTTTTCTCTTACATATAGACAAGAGGACGACTATTATGCTTGGTCCACTCACTCAACACCTAATGGATTATTTACAGATTTAGTGGTTCTCCCTAAGTCCAGTCCTGTAAATAAAGAAGATCAACTATTTGTTGTAGTTGAACGTAATGGTGTCAGAACCATGGAAGCTTTGTCTGAAGTATTTACTGACTCTGAATCAGACAATTTTAAGCCAAATCTAAGTTACCTAGATTCCAGTGTTCGCCACCCCTCTATAGGTTATTTGGCACAAGAAACAATTCCTGTACCAACACATTTACAAGGATTACCTAAAATAGATACTATTATTGATGGTGTTTATTTAGGTGAACTAGATGTTGTAAATAATCTTGTTCAACTTCCTGATGGCATATCCTGCAACAAATATGCTTTGATTGGTATTAAATACACAGGAGAAATTCAACCAATGCCTTTGGCTTACGAAGGTTTTGGCGGAACTATATATGGTGAGGATATTAGAGTTGCTGAAATAAAATTGTACTTGTACAAAAGTATGGGGTATGATATTCAATTGGGAGACAACATTGATAGTTTTAGAGGCATGGAGAGTGCTTCCACTACTATGGGTGAGTCTCCAGCATTGTATACTGGATTTACTGATAGACAACTACTTACTTCATCTGTTTATAATACATCAAATGACCCTATTATACGACAGTTAGAACCATATCCCTTGAATATTGTGTCAATTAACTACAAAATAAGCGTAAATTAATGGGAGAAATAGCTTTAGTTGTATCAGCAGTATCAGCAGCAGCTTCGGGTGCAGTTGCTTATATGGGTGCCCAGAGACAGGCTGCTCAGATGAAGCAACAGGCTACGGCTGCAGAGCTTCGTGCGGAAGCTAACTCTAAGATAGCTTTTAATAACGCTGTAGCTCAATCTCAGGATGCTGCATACCAGCAATCTGTGTCTCAGTTTAATAAAGCAGATAACAACGCTCAAATGCAGCGTATGTTACAGGAACGAGATGATGAACTAATAAGGTTGTCTGCTCAGAAAGAAGCAGCAGGAGCCAAATCTGGTGTATTTAACTACTCTTTTTCTGATACATTGAAATCCGATTTAATGTTGGAAGAAGAAAAAACATTGGATGCTCTGTCTCAATTTAAACAAAAATCGTATGAATTTAAGTCTCAAGCATATCTTCAAGGTATACAGAGAGAAAGATCATTAGAAGAAGGAGCCTACCAAAGTTCATTGACATTATCTGAAGGAGCTTATCAGGCAAGCAGCCTAAGAGGTCAGGCTAAAGCAACTAAGATTGGAGGTATTGCTTCTGCTTTGGATTCCTTTGCTCAAGCTGGTTCTTATGCCTCACAAATTAAAAAACCTAAGACTAACTAATGATTAGATTATCTTCACAGACACAAAAGACTCAAATGGCATCTGCTGCATCTTATGGTGTGGGTATGCCAACTTCTGATGGTGGATTAGGTGCTGTTTCCAGATCATTAAAGACTGTTGCAAGTTCTTCTGCCCAGATTGGTAATGTACTTAAGACTGAAAAAGAAAAAGAAGAAAGAGACAAAAAGAATAAACAAAAGGCTGAACAAGCTGAATTTTATAAAGGAATAAGCCGTGCTAAGACTAACTTATCTAATATGGTTAGTTTAGCAGCTAAACATAAGAAAAAAATTGAACAACAAAATAAATTAGTTCAGAAATCTGTAGGGGATCGAATAGCTGCACGATTAAGTCAGGATATGGCACAACAGATGGCAACTATAGACACTGCTGTAGACCTTGGCCAATGGGACGAAGTTAATAAACTAAGGGAGAATCTTAATGATTGGTTGGGTTCTGTGGATCCAAATTCATCAGACTACAGGTCTGTGGATAAAGACCCTGAACTAGAACCCAATACAATTAGTAGTATATTAGAAAGCCTTAGAGCCACTCACTCTAGTAATGATTTAAAATTTCAGTCAAAGATTGCTGTGGGACAGAGTATGTCTGAAATTACAAACAACCATGAAGCAGCTTCAGATATTATAAAAAACATGAGCTCTACAGCAGCTAGAGGTGGAGATGTAATGTCTGGAGATTTTGCGAATCTTGTTGAAGTTCACAAATTAGCTATTGAAAGCCCTGTAATGCAAGGTGGAAGTTCTCCTGTGTTAAATAAAGGAGCTGCAGAAATTAGAGATGCACAGTTAACAGATTCAATTGATTTGTTTGTTATGGGACAATCTCGTTCAGGTAATATCCATAACACCCAAGCTAGCATTGATTCCTTGGTTGCTCTATTAGATGAGAACAAATATTTATACAGTGAAGATGCTTTGAAGTATGCTACTAAGAATCTGCTTAATCTGCAGAAGGAAATAGGGGAACCTGATTCCGCTGCTGTGGCTGCATTGAATAGTAAATATCATGAAGCAGCTAACATGATGTCTAATGGCTCTACACCTACTTCAGAATATAGTAATCATTTGTTAAATTTAGTTCCTCAGCTAATAGATGTAGATGAACCTAAAGCTAGATTTGTTCATCTGTTTAGTAAATTTGGTTCTCCAGAAGTTATTTCTGAAATGACTTCTTGGATACGTAATAACCGAGAGTCAGCACCTATTGAGTATTTTAATGATTCTGAACTATTAAAAGATTTATTCAATAAAGGATCTTTTGATAGTGGACAACTTAATCAGATATCTAGCTTCATAACTAAGCTTGGGGAAAAGCATGCCGAAAACCAATCTAATTTTGGAGATTGGGGTTCCGTACTAACAGAGCAATCTGATTTAGCTAAGTCAGCCTCTGAGCATACTCAACAGTTGAAGCAGATAATGTCTGGATCAGATTACGCTGAACAAGGTGCTGAGTGGTTGTCTACTACCTTTAATCAAGGCCCTATACCTGCAGGTACCGACAGAACAATGTTTGAAGGTGCTCACTTAATTAATAGCCTCTTAGGCGATGACGCTACACCTGAAGATGTGATTAAAGTATCAAACATGTTCACTCAATTTTGGGGTGTAGATAAGATGTTAGATTTTTCATCTTATGCTCATCAATTAAATAATGAAGATTTACAATTTGTTGGTGTGTTATCTTCAGCCCAGTTACACAGTAAATCTGATCCAACTTATTTAGCAGACAGAATTACATTAGGAATACAATTAAATTCAGATGGGAGTAAAGCAAAAATACTAGGCAATAAAGTAGAACAATATAATAATTCTATGACCCATATATTTGGGGACGCCAGTATATTTGGAGACACCAGTTTTGCTAAGCAAACAATAGATGCTTCTGATGGAGGTGGTTTAAGAGCTACTAGCTTGATGCTTCAATCTTACGTTAATGGGATAGTTGCTCAACATATTTTATCTAATCCTTATGTAACACCTGAAGAAGTTTCAGAGCATGTAGACAAAATATTGTCACAAGATATGACGATACTAACTGATTCGTCTGGAAATTCTCAAGTTCTTTGGAATAAAGTATCCCAACATGATTACGTTGGAGCTCCTTTGAATTATTTTGATTGGTTTACTAAAAACTTAACAATGCAAGAAGCTGCTGATGTTAGTTACTACAATGCTTTAAATATTTTAGATGAGAAAGGTATAGATTTAGTTGATCTTTTATCTACTTTCGATAACCCAGATTTAGATCCTGTAACAGAAACAACTCTTTCTAGTTTGTCTTCTGAAGCCATGGAAAAATTATACGAATTCATATCACCTACTGATATATATGAATCATTAACTACAGGTTCATACGAGGACAGCAAAATTCTTAGATTAAACCCTATGACCACAACTTTATCAGGGAGTCATGTAAGATCCTTACAAGTTTATGATCCTGAGAATGGTGCTTATGTTAATCTTAAAGATAAACACGGGAATGTGGTTTCTTTTGATGAAAAGCGATTAAGATCATTATCTACAAATGAAAATGTTGAAGAGATGAATTTTGTTAAGGCATTTGATGACCGAAAAGAAATGTTGGAAATATTAACCATGTTTGGCCAAACTCCAATGCAACCATCAGATTTTTATAATACAGATGAAGCTCAGTATCAAAATCAATTAGATTGGCAAAAACACAATTTAAGTTCTTGGGAAAAACTAACAACGCACAACAATCTTATTAACGAATACACTCGTAAAGATAAAATAGAACTGTATCGTAATTTAAAATCTAAATTAGTTAAACTTCCTAGTAATTTAAAATCTAAATTAGTTAAACTTCCTAGTAAATTAAAAGCTAATCATGAAAACAGTCTTAGAAGTACAAAAGAATTTATAGAAAATTTTACTAACATAGGTTCAGCTACAAAAAAAGAGATTCTGCGACAAAAAGAATAAGTAACCAATCGGAAACTCGATTAATACATATATGTTTACTGAAAGATTAAAAACAGCTTCAAATTATCAACCAAAATCTAATCCTGAAATACCTGTAGATTTTGGTACTTTTTATGGTGCTGTTGGTTCAGCTAACTTAGCCATTCAGGATTCTTTTGTAGGCACAGCAGGAGCCAAGTTGAAAGAAGTCGCTGCAGGTGTGTTTTCAGACAGTGATCCACTGACCAAGGAAGCTTTTGATTCTATGTACGGTGAGGAACCTTTGGTCCCTTTTGAAGAAGGGCTAAATAAAGAACAGTACGAACTACGTAGAAAATATAAAACAGACAGAGCTGCGTATACTCGCATGTCTCAGGATGGAAACTCCGTAGCTAATTTTGTGTCTGGTATGGGTGTGGGCACATTCGTTGACGCTCCGCTTATGTTTATACCTTATAGTGCTGTGGCAAGATGGGCT